AACCTCCACGCTCGACCTCAGGCTTTCGGGGTAATGGTGGGCATAACGCTCCGTCATGGCGATGTTCTTGTGGCCGAGCAGCTTCTGCACCTTGTAGAGGTCGACCCCGTTCTGGACGAGCCTCGTCGCGAAGGTGTGGCGCAGATCGTGAAAGTGAAAGTCGGTGATACCTGCCTTCGCAAGCGCCTCGTCGTAGGCCGCCCTCAGGCTCCGTATGGCGATAGGGAAGAGCGTCCCTGAGATATCCCGTACCTTGATCGTCTGAAGCGTCTCATAGAGCGTCTGAGACATAGGTATCGACCTCTTCTCGCCATTCTTCGACCTCTCCACCCGGACAAGCCTCCTGGGAAAATCGATATCCTTACGGGTAAGGGCGAGGAGCTCCCCTCTGCGCATGCCAGTGTGAAGCGCAGTGATCAGAAGCGCCCTGAGCCACACCGGGTTCGTCGCTTTCTCCAGGAGCGTGTCCTCCTCTTCCACCGTCAGCCACCGGTCCCTCGCATTCCTGCTGCCTACGGAGAACGAAAGGTCACCGTCGCTCACCGGGTTGTCTTTTACCCACTTCCACCGCTTCCGCGCGACGTTGAACATCCGCCTCAGCAGCGACAGCTCCTGATAGACCGTCGCCTCCTTGACCTCCTCGAGCCGCTCGTCCTGGTAGTCGGCAACGAGGGGTGTCGTGATCTGCGACAGCATCATGCCGCCGAAGAAGTCGAGGAGCGGCTTCTTCGTGTAGCCATCCCGGGAGTGGGCATGCTTGGAAAGGTACTTTTCCACCATCTCGTCAAACGTCGTCGTCCTCGCGGTCGTCGCCTCGAAGTATCGACCCTCGACGATGTCGACGAGCTTTTTCGCGTACACCTTTTCGGCGAGCTTCCTGTTATCCGTTTTCAATGACTCCCTGATCCTCTGACCGTCGTGCATGAGCGTGAACCAATACGTTTCGCCTCGTCTGTAGAGCCCCATTTATGTCCTGCCTCCTTTCCGGGCTCTCGCTTGGATAGTCCTATTATAGCAGGGCCCTGGCTGTTTGCAAGCCTTCAGCCATTCGAGGACTTCATCCTGATCGAAGCGCAAGAGGCCGTTGATCTTGAATGACGGAATAAGTCGCTGCTCAGCCCAAGCGTAAACGGTTGATGGCTTCGCCTGGAGGAGTTCGGAAACTTGGTTGACCGTAAGTATCTTCATCAGCCCTTAGTGCCCGCCTTATGCAGAGATTTGGGGTCGAAGGTGAACTGCTTAAGCAATGATGCCTCCCGAACCCCGTTGCCACAATCGCGCAGCACGCCGCCTCAGTCTCATACTTCCACCTCGAATTCTTCACTAAGCCGGTTCCACTCAAATGGGACGTATCTTGCCTTATCCGTCATCGCGGGGGTTACTCCACCCCGCTCCCCGGAATGATCTCGGCCGCACCGACGCCGGGTTGGCGGGCTCTCCGGGTGTAAAGGTCTCGCTCCCACTCTTCCTGCTCGTCGAAGATGGAGTTGTGCCGGTAGCCTGCGCCCGCCCTGTCCATCTCGCGGGCCAGGTAGAGCTCTTCGTTCGTGTCGTACATAGACCCGCCTTGCTCCAGGAGGTCGATCCTCAACTCGGCCTCGGTCTTGAGGCGACTCTCGGCGGGCAGTGCCATGGGACGGGCCATGGCGAAGTGACAGAGCGCGTCATAGATGTGGTCCTCACCCTTCGTGTCCAGGTCTTCCGGTTTATTTTTGTCCATGACGAGCACGGGGATGGTGCGCAGCGCCTCGGTGCACGTCTCGTAGAAGACGAGCATCGGCATCGTGCCGTCCTCGGGCACCTGCAGCCTTTCGCGGAACTGCCTGATCTTCTGCGCCCTGGTCGGGTCACCCTTGACCAAGTACAGGCCGTGTTGCGCGAACACTTCCTGGGTCGAAGGGCCCTGACCCTCGCCCTGGTAGTTTGGCTTCTTCGCCCAGCAGTCAGGACCGGCGATGCGCGTGATGCTGCCCTTGAGCTTCATCTTGGCCTCGCGGTCCTTGATGCCTTCGGCCAGCGCAGAGTCAGGCAGGCGCAAACCTTCCTCGTTGCCCGTGGTGCCGTACCACTCGGCGAAGACATACCCGCGGCCGTCGGCGTCGGTCCAGATCCAGTTGACGCTGAACGGCTTGCCGAACCCCCAATCCATGACCATGTAGAGGGGCGCACCCTCGGGGATCGAGAACGGCTTGATGATGTGGCGGGCCCCGAACTCGGGGAATGCCTGACCGACGAAGATGTTCCAGTCGCCGTCGCGGAAAGCCTTCCTGAGCCCCAGGGGCAGGGTCGCAAGCTGGTTCCAGTACGCGCTCGTGAGATAAGGGTTGTCGTCGGCCTTGCTTGGGATGTAGGCGAACAGGGGCCGCATGTCGACGGGCTCGATGAACTCCTCAGGGAAGATGCCGTCCATCCAGAGCTGCTTTACCCACCCGTGACCGATGCCTCCCGGGTTAGTGCCGCCGATAAAGAGACATTCGATGTCGGGGATCCCTGGCCAGCGCAACCTGGTCCTTAAGTGGTTGAACACGTCGATAAGGTTCTTCGTGAGCTCGTCCACGAGGATGGCCGCAAACTCGGAGGAGGCGTACTTCGAAGGGTCGTCGAGGTTCCGGAAGCAGATGATACCACCGCCGTACTCAGGTGAGAGGATGAAGCAGCGCCCGTATGCCTTGTGGTCGGTGTGGTTCGTGCCTAGCCAGGCGGGAAACTCAGTGGCGATTTTTGAGAGCTGCCGGTCCTTGAGGCTCGTGTAGTCCTCACAGGCGAGCATGATCATCACGTTCTTGAGGCCGTACCGCTTGTAAAACTGCATGAGGATCCGAACGGCGATCCAACGAAGAAAATAGCTCTTGCCGCCTCCCATCGCGCCGCCGTAGAGGATGAACTTCTTGAGCCTGGAGTCTATAACCCTGACGGCCTGCATCTGGCGGGGAGTGAAGTGGGCAAGATCTTTGTCAAAAATGAAGCGCCGCTGCTCAGGCATTTTCTTCCTCCCCTTTTGTCTCCTCAATGATAACCAGAGGCTTGATGTTGATCTCTACCGTCTGGTCTGCGAAGAGCTTCAGGTGCTTGCCCAGGTCCTCGAGGGCCTTTACCTTGTCATAGGTCCTGACCTTCTTGGTGCAGCCCTTCTGGGCCCTGTCGTCGCCGCGACCCTCGAACTCTTCAAGCACCTCGATACCTGCCACAGCCGCAGCTGCCGCATCATCCCATTCGTCAGGGTGTTTGAGGCCGCCTTCCTCGTTATAAAGTGTGCGGATGTCGTGAAAGGCTATTCTGGCAAGCTCAGTGAGTACTTTCTCCGCGGTCACGCCGGCTTTTCGTAGACGAGCTTCGAGGCCGGCCTCGACAGCCTCCTTGACGTTAGCGAAAGTTAGCAGCCGAGCCGCCTGCTCGTTGGCCGTCCGCGGACTGTACCCCGCTCGGATCGCTGCCTGAGTGCCGTTGAAATCTTTCTGATACTCCGCGATGAAGACCCGCTGCTTCTTGGTGAGCTTATGCTCCAGCTCCGGTATCGACTTGCAATTACGGCTCATTTCTCTCCTCCTGGGGCCAATTTTGTCCTTAGGCGCGATCCGCGTACAGGCGTTTTCTCCGCCTTTCTATCTCCTCCCGCTAAGATCTGGCCACCATTCTTGCTGAAGACCTTGCCGGCGTCCGCGCCGATGTCACTGGACTCCCTCAAGTCATGGCCACGCCGTGGCCGTTTTAGACTGTCTTCCCCACCACAACTTGCAATCCTCACGTATCCTCACCCTCTGGAAGAATTGTCACGATAGGAGTGCGACCGTGGTGCTGTTTCGCCACCAAAATTAGGTTTGCACTCTCCAGGGCATCAAGGGCACGGTAACAAGCCCCGCGCCTAACCCCCCAAGATCTCAATAGCTTTTGAGATAGCTTGACTGCCGGTTTATTCTTTAACCCTGCTAGAAGCCAAAGGACTACCGCTACGTGAAACGCTTTGCCAGGTAAACGTGCGGCCCGTGCAAGCCAACTCTCCGGTATCGGACCTTTAAGAAATTTTTCCCCGGTTTTGTGGCGAGGTAAGTCACGGCCACTATCGGGCCTAATGTCTTGTTCATATTTGA